CGGCTCGCGGAGACCAGCGCAGCGATGTCGATCTTTCTGAGCAAGAACCAGCTCGGCATGCGCGATGATCTCGCGGTCACCGGGCAGGTCGATCACCAGCACACGATGCTTCACGTCCTGCTGCAGAGCTGGGGGACGGCACGCACGGCAAGGTGATCGAGCACGACACCAATGACATACACACCGGGACGTGGAGGCGGGGGTAAAGCGGTCATCGCACAAGCGGGCGTCCTATTGAATTTCGGGTGTAAAAAAGCTCGTAAATTCAAAGGTGTCCGCCGGCGTCCGGAGGCATGTTTGCCGTATAATTGCCGTACAGCGGATGAGGCTATGCGTGGCCATGAGATAAACAATTGATTTTATATGATATTTTTTGGCGCTCCCTAGGGGACTCGACCCCTGTTTTCGCCGTGAGAGGGCCAAGGCGACAACCGCCAGCAGCCGGGAACTTTCCAAAATCCTTGATTTCAGCGAAGGTTAGCACAGCCGCAACCGGCGGCAACCCAGGCGTTTTCGACCTGTTGTTTGGTCGAAGTTTGGTCAAATAACCTTTGGAGAAAATCAATGAAAGTGCGAGAGTGGAAGTTGATTGAGCGGCATCTGAAAGAGATCGACGATCTGAAAGAACGTATTGCGAGCGGCGAATTGGCACCCGACGAATTGGAATTAGCACAGACCGCTTTGCACAAGCTGATGGGGGCCACTGATGACCGGCAACGTTCAACACGCCAAACTACAGAACCGCACTGTCCGCTCCCGCTTGAAGCGCGGGCGGCAGCCGCATTGGCAAGCGATCATCCCCGGCAAGGTGCATCTCGGTTATCAGATATGGAAGGGCGACGCAGACGGTCGCTGGATTATGCGGCGCTGGATCGGCAATAAGAAATACCGCGCCCTAACAATAGGTCGAGCCGATGATGCCCACAGAGCCGACGGACAGTTGGTGCTGAATTTCGAACAGGCCGAGGCTAGGGTCCGCTCGCTGGTGGACGCTCCAGAGGCGCGGGTCCATCGCCTCACCGTGCGGCAGGCGTTAGAGCATTACGTGGAGTACAAGCGCTCCGAGGCTAAGCCGGTAGGTGACGTGCTGTCGCGTGGAGCCGCCCACATTCTCCCTGCCCTGGGCGATCTGGTGGTCTCCGAATTAACCGCCGCACAGTTGCGGCGCTGGCTGGCGATACTGGCCGCCTCCCCTGCCCAGACGCGGCCTAAGAATGGCAAGCCGCAATACCAAGCGGAACCGCAAACCGCCGAGGATGCACGGCGGCGGCAGGCCTCCGCTAATCGCGTGTTGACGATGCTCAAGGCAGCACTCAATCACGCCTACGACGAAGGGCATGTGCCCAACCGTGATGCTTGGGGTCGCAAGTTGAAGCCCTTCCGTGACGTGGACGTGGCAAGAGTTAGATACCTGACGGTGGTCGAAGCGAAGAGATTGATTAATGCCTGCGATCGCGACTTCCGGCCGCTGGTGTGGGCTGCGTTAGAAACCGGCGCACGTTACGGCGAACTGACGCGATTGGAAGTTTGCGACTTCCACACCGACGCTGGCACGGTCAATATTCGCAAGTCCAAGACCGGCAAGGCGCGGCACATCGTATTGACGCCGGAGGGCGCGGCCTTCTTCAAGCAGCATTGCGCTGGCCGCTCCGGTCATGAGTTGATGTTTCTTCACTCTGACGGTGCACCGTGGAAGGCCAGCGAGCAAGGCCGTCTCATGGCTGCCGCTAATACGCAGGCGAAGATTACGCCACCCATCACCTTTCATGGACTGCGCCACACATGGGCATCGCTCAGTGTAATGAATGCCGTGCCGCTAATGATTGTGGCGCGTAACCTTGGACACGCAAGCACCGGCATGGTTGAGAAGCATTACGGGCATTTGGCGCCCTCTTACATTACCGACGCCATTCGTGCGGGTGCGCCACGGTTTGGCATCAAGCTGGATAAAAAAGTGGTGGCGCTACGGTGAAACAAAACTAAGCACTTTCCAACCGGCGGAAAATCCGCTTTAATTATCACAGGTAGCGGCGGACTGCCTTAACCAACCGCCAGAACGAATACCGAAAAACGATGGCCGAACCAAAGCGCAACCAGCGCGGGCGCGGCTTTTTTTGTGGCCGCTCCGTCGCGCGTTCGATTGGAGGACCACTGATGGTTGAAGATTTCTCTTACAAGCCGCGTGAATTCTGCGAGGCGGAAAAGATCTCGCTGCCGACCTACCGCAAATTAAGAGACCTCGGACTTGGACCGCGTACATACAACATACCCGGCACCACGCTGGAGCGCATCACTGCGGAAGCACGCCACGAATGGCAGCAGAGGATGAAACAGTTAACGGAGGAACGCGCCGCCGAAATCGAACAAGAGCGCAAGCATCGCTCCGAACAAGCCGCCATCCTCGGCAAGTTGGCCGTGGCCTCACCGAAGCATCCGCAAGCTAAGGCAATGCGAAAGCGCGGGCGTCCGCATAAGACGGAGAGTGCGCGATGAGCAGCTTGATCTCAAAACTGCTCGCGATGCTCGGCTCCGACAGCGACGGCGAAGTGCTCAATGCCGTGCGGGCCTTACGCCAGCATCTGAAGGACAGTGGCAAGAACTTCAGCGATCTTGCTGCTGAATTCGAAAGAGGGATCCGCGCAAGGCCATTAACTCTCGACGAACAAACCAGACGATGGCGAGCGCAGTGGGAACAGGAGGAGCGCGACCGCGAACGTAAGGAACAGGAACGACGCGAGCAACGCGAACGTCAGAAGAAGGCGCAACAAGAGCGACGCGAACGTGAGAAGCACATGCCGAGGGCCGAGCGACGAAGGATCGTCGACTTACGCTTGATCCAGGCGATGCCGCACAACAAGTATGGGCACTACAAAAACCAATTGCAGCGCCTCCCCGATGTCATGCTGCGCGCCGACACCATCGGATGGTCGTTAGACGATCTGCAATTCGTCTTGAAGAACCCCCGCGGTGGACTGCCGAAGAATATAGATGCCAACAACGTCCGCCGTCTCGCGTTGCAAGAAAAAGTGAAACAGCAACTCGGCGATCATGGGGAGGTGGAGTGATGACCGACACACTGGCTTGCGGCGCGGGACGGCAGTGATTCATGGCTGTGCGTGCGGGAGGTGCGGTCATGAAATCGAAAGGCTCCTGGAATACGGACGATGTTGGTCGCCCCAAATGGGGTAAGGACACTAAGCCGCTCGCGGAATACGAATACAAGCGGGCCGATGGCTCTTACGCCTACACGGTTGACCGGGGTATCAATCCTGATGGCGAGAAGGTCTTCCGCACTTGGCGCTTAAACACCAAGTCATTCCCAGACCGCTTGGATCCCGAAGATAAAGTCGAGCGGTACTACAATCTCGGTGATGAACCGGCTGTGCTGTATCGCCTGCCGGAGTTGCTAGCAGCGCGGCAGAAGAAGCCGAATATCACGGTGCTGGTCCCGGAAGGCGAGAAGGATGTCGAATCCGCCAGAGAGCTCGGCTTCGTCGCGACCTGCAATCCGTTCGGTGCGCTGAAATGGAAGGATGAGTATTAGCCACACTTGGCGGGCTGCGAGGTCATTGTCATTCCAGACAAGGACGAACGAGGCAAACTGCATGCCTCTAGGGTCATCACTTCGATCTCGCAGTGGGCCGCTCTAACGCGGCGGCTAACCATGCCGAAAGGAAGTAAAGACTTTACGGAATGGAAAGAGGCGCGTGAGCAGGCAGGTCTGTCCAAGTTCGTCGCCGAACTGGCCAAGATGATCGAGGAACTAGCGCCGGAAGGCGTGACATTGGACGACTTCCGCGCCTACATGCCTATGCATAATTACATCTACACGCCTACCCGCGAGGCTTGGCCGGGCAGCAGTGTCAATGCAAGGCTCGGATCGATCCCACTCTTCAATGCCGATGGCACGCCTAGGCTCAACAACAAAGGCGATCAGGAAGAAATATCAGCGGGCTTGTGGTTGGACCGCAACAAGCCGGTAGAACAGATGACATGGGCACCGGGCCTGCCGATGTTGATCAAGGATCGTTTGATCTCTGAAGGCGGCTGGATCGAGCGGCAGAAAGTGACATGTCTGAATTTATACCGACCACCGTTGATCATCCGTGGTGATGCCGCCAAAGCTCAACGTTGGTGTGACCATTTGCGTAAGGTCTATCCCAATGACGCTGATCACATGGAGCAGTGGTTCGCCCATCGCGTGCAACGACCGCAAGATAAGATCAATCACGGGCTAGTAATTGGCGGTAGGCAGGGCATCGGCAAGGACACAATACTTGAACCAGTTAAGCGGTCAGTTGGTCCTTGGAATTTTATCGAAGTATCGCCATCCCAGATAATGGGCCGATTCAACGGCTATCTGAAGTCAGTCATCTTGCGCGTCAGTGAAGCCCGTGATCTTGGCGATGTGAACCGATACCAGTTCTACGACCATATGAAGGCTTACATGGCTGCGCCGCCTGATGTGCTGCGAGTGGACGAGAAGTATTTGCGCGAGCACTACGTGCTCAATTGTACCGGCGTCGTCATTACGACCAATCACAAGGCGGATGGCATCTATTTGCTGGCCGATGATCGGCGGCATTATGTAGCGTGGAGCGAACTGACGAAGGAAGACTTTGCGGACGATTATTGGCGTAGCCTTTGGCATTACTACGATGCTGGCGGTGATCGCGATGTCGCCGCTTACCTCGCAGAGCTAGACATCTCGTCCTTCGATGCGAAAGAACCGCCGCCCAAGACGGCAGCATTCTGGGAAATTGTCGATGCCAATTCTGCGCCAGAGGAGAGTGAGCTCTCCGACATCATCGACAAGCTTGGCAATCCTGATGCATTGACCATCGCTGAGGTCGTGGAAGCTTGCCCCTTCGGGAGTGATTTCCGGCCATGGCTACAAGAACGTAAGAACAGACGCGCCATCCCGCACCGCTTTGAAACTTGCAACTACGTTCCGGTGCGTAATGAAGATACGAAACAGGCACAATGGGTCATTAATGGTGTGCGGCAAGTGATCTACGCCAAAGCCTGTCTGACATTCAAACAGCGTTATGAGGCAGCGGTGCGGCACCAAGGGGCTGAGGAAATTCGGCGGAAGGCTGAGGCTAAGGCTAAGGAGCGAAAAACTTGAAAGCCCTGAAAGCCCTGATTTCCTATTCTTCCCACCCGAGGCCGTCTTTTGCCTTCAGTTCCTCTAAGATTTTTCGCTTTAAGATTCGCAAGAAAAACCCCTTAAAAAACTGTCGCTTCTGGACTTTTTTGAGAAGAATAGGAAATCAGGGCTTTCAGGGCTTTCAAGGCCCGTGGGTGATATAAAACCTGACCCCGCCAAAGCCGCCCGCGCCCGCCGCCCCCGCTACCGAAACCCGTTTCACAAACCTCGTTTCCAAAACCCCCCGGTTGAGGGAAAATAGTCCTATGGACATAGAGCAGTCGCACTCACCGACATCGACCCAAAGGGTCAACGCTCACCGCGCCCGCACCAGAGAAGGCATTGTGCTGCTGACGCTGAAGTTCAATCTGGCACAGTTAGTAAACCGCCTCGTTGTTACCGGCAATCTTGATCCAATTTTTCGCGATGACCGCGCAAGGTTGCTCTCGGCAATGCAAGCCGTAGCCGATGACTGGCTCGACGAGGAGGATTAAAGAAATGCAACTCGCCCTCCACACTCAGTCGAAGCAGAGCCCGCGCCCCGGCAGCTTGCCGCTGATCCGCGCCGTGGCCGCGCAGCTTATCGCCTACGCTGAGCAAGCTCTCATAGGCGATGTCGCCCGCCGCCATTGGCCGCATGACCGCGATGCCGAGTTGATCATCAAGACTGCGACGTCTCCCGCGACCATGACGACTGCGGCGTGGGCTGGCTCACTGGCGGCGACCGCCGTCGCTGACTTCTTGCTGTCGATGGGACCGGCGAGTGCAGGATCGACGCTGCTGCGGCGCGGCCTGCAACTTCAGTTCGGCGGCAGCGCTGCAATCGTGGTGCCGGGACTTGTAGTGTCTGCGACGAACGCGGGCTTCGTGCAGGAAGGCGCGCCGATCCGGGTCAGGAAGCTGGCGCTGGATGGTCCGACGCTAAGCCCGCGCAAGTTCGCGACCATCACCACGTTCACAAGAGAAATTTTCTCGCATTCGGTCCCGAACATCGAAGCCTTGGTGCGCGCCACGCTGACAGAGAGCGTGGCCTTGGCGCTCGACACTGCGCTGCTCGACGCCACCGCAGGCGATGCTACGCGCCCGGCAGGGCTGCGCTACAACATTGCTGCCGTGGGAGCCACCAGCAGCAATCCGGTTAAGCTGGAGGCGATGAAGGAAGATATCGCGAAGCTGGCTGGTGCCGTCGTCGGGGTCAGCGGCAACGCACCGATCATCTTCGTTGCCTCTCCGGTGCAGGCTTTAGCCCTCCGGCTCTGGGCCGGTAGCGACTTCGACTTTGAGGTGCTGGCGTCGTCAGCGCTAGCGTCCGGGGTCGTGGTGGCGATTGCCAGTAACGCACTGTGTTCGGCGATTGATCCTTTGCCGCGTTTTAATATTTCGACCGAGACGACGCTGCACGAGGAGGATACCACGCCGCTGCCACTTAGTACGGCCGGAACGCCGAACACGGTCGCGGCTCCGATGCGCTCACTCTTTCAGACCGATGCCATTGGCGTGCGCATGCAATTGGAAGTTAGCTGGGCGTTGCGCAATGCGGGCGGCCTGAGTTGGCTGCAGGGTGTTAACTGGTGATTACATGAGCGACTATCATGCATTTTGTGAACGACACGCAGCGCGATGTGCGGCGGAACGTGCCGAAGAAGAGCACTTCCAGCGTGTGATGGATGCATCTAGCACGCAACGGCAACGATCAGGCGCGGCTGATTTGATTTACAAAACTCATCACAACGACACGCCACCATCGAGGGAGCGCGTCATGTTCAACGCGATAGCCGAGGCGCTGGCGTTGCTGAGAATGGACATGCGTGAGCACGTCAAAAAAGAGCTCTCCGGATTGCGCGAGGAGGTCGCCGCGTTGCGTGCTGACCTGACGATCACGCGCTCCATCATTGCTAGTCGCAACGTCCTGCCGATCAATAGGGACGACGGCGTTGTGCGCGAAGACGCGGAGGCAAGGTCATTCGATGTCGCCTGAGGAACTGCGCGAACAGTTGTGGAAGTTATCGCCTGATGAGCGTGTAGCGATGCTTATTTTCTCGTGCGTCGAGAGTGATCCTGGCGCGCTCGGTGCCGTGCTCAATATTGTCACCACCGTTTCAGCTATGGGCCAGCGCCTCAGTCCGCATCATCGCAATGTGTTAGTAGGCAATTTGCGTTTGGCTGCGCACCGGCTGGAGCGGGTTGCACGCCCTGTAGAGCAAGTGGAGGTGGTGAGCTGCGCGGGTTTTCTTTCGTTGTGAAGTTAAGGGGCCGGGGGGTGGGTTTAAAAAAAGGAGTTCCCTGCAAGCGCCGTGCACGTCTTGCCACTGGCGCTGCGAAAACTAAGGAAAACACCGGAATGGAGAATTTCTCCGATGGCAAAAAAACCAAAGTTGATGGTGGTTGAAAATCCGGTTCGAACCGGAATTTCACCACCACGCAAACTAGGCGAACACGGCACAGCGCTATGGACCGCCGTCAATGCTGAATACAACATTAGCGACAGCGGAGGGATCCAACTTCTCTATCAAGCGTGCGCCGCAGCGCAGAGAGCAGAGGATCTAGCGGCGATCATCGCCGAAGACGGTGAGGTCATTCACACTAAAAACGGTATGAAGGCCCATCCCTGTTTGAAAGACGAACTAGCGGCGCGGTCGTTCGTCGTCCGCACACTGTCGCGGCTTGGGATTACCACAGAGAACGTCAAGCCGGTGGGCCGTCCGTCGCAAGGCTTCGGCTGGCAAGGCGACCGATGACAAAGAACCGCACACCCATCAATCGTCCGCCTAAGACGCATTTTACTCCGCAGGCGATCGAAGCATTCTGCAAATTGCAAACATTGCCGGAATGGAGCGAGGAATGGTGGAAGTTCCACAACATCATCTTCGATGAATTAAACTTCAAATCCTGGCAGTGGCCCTGCGTGCGAAGCCCCGGCCCTGTTCCAGCAGAGATAGACGAGCGCAAAGCGTGGACCGACCGCGATGCGGAGGCCACCTACCGCGAAATAGAAGCGGCGGTTATGGATGTCCGCTTTACCCCCGAAAGCGGACATGTGCAGTGCAACTAGGGATGTCCGCTTTGTGCCAATAGCGGACATCGGATCACTCAATCGCGATCATTTCGGTCGGCGCGTTACTATCAAGCGGAACATGCTGCCCGGGGCATGTGACTAATCTTTAGCGCGCCCGATGAGCGCCTTGATTTGATCGTGCAGCGAAGTGACTGGAGGGAGACCACCCACAGATTCCGCCTGTTGCACAAGTTCTTGCTGCGTTTTCTCAGGAAGATTCTGCCACTGGAGAACAAGGGCTGCGCCGAGATATTGAAGCGTGATTTCGTCGCCAGCCTTCAAATGGATGGCGTGGGGTTCCATGTATGGCATACAACCTTCCTCTGTTTAGCCCCCCTTTTTGAAGAGTTGACAGTCGTAACATTAACGCCAAAGCGCGATTGGCGCGAGTGGCGTGTCCGCTTTGGGTCATAAGCGGACACGGCTGTCCTGCGGCAGATTTCGCAGCGTGTTACTCGAAATTCCTGGTCTATGCGCTGGTCAACGCGCTTAGCGCGCGGTAACCCCGCAGCTTTGACCTGAGGGCGTCGCGGATATTACCGCCACGCGCGTCGCCCGGCACCATCCCATGGAGATGCCGCCCGACTTCCGGCCGACTACCTTAAGCGGGGTGTACGGCGTAACCGGAGTACTCAGCGCATAGGTGTTGCCAGCGAAATCTCTCATGATGGTGCCGCACAACAAATCAATGTACGCGCAACCTATGAGCGTGATGCGGCTTCCGCCCGCGGCCTTTCGCTTGGCGGCCTCGGCCTGCGTAGTCATGCCAATCGCGGCGCAAACCACCGCTGTAATCGCAATTATTCGACCGATTGTCATGTTGTCCCCCGTGGTTTGGGCCCGCTTCCGGCGGGCTCACAGATAAAACCGGCAGGATCGATGTTGCGCAACCAAAAAATACACCGGACCCGGGGGTCCACGCTTTGTCGGTCGCATGTCCGCTTTGGGTCAAAAGCGGACATGTGCAGTGCAAAACGTCATGTCCGCTTTACCCCCGAAAGCGACGCTGAATGCGTTCATTCGAATGTCCGCTATGGGCCAATAGCGGACATCGGAACAATTAGGGCCGTTCAGGAAGTAACGCCGCCACGCGCGGCAAAATCAACCTGATTTCACTGAACTCGCCGGGCTGTGTAGTAACCGATGTTCGTGTTGGGCAGCCGCTTTCATTTTCTGAATGCGCTTCAACGACGCTTCGAAATTGGCGCGGCAGCGCTTCCGCTCCGGCCTCAAGCGCCCCTCACGCAGGCGGTTTCGGTGTTCATCAGCTTTTGCACGCCTTGCATCTGCAAATCGTCGGTCAAAACCACGGCGTCCGGATCCCATCCGCGGAACATGTTCACCGCATATTTAGAGAGA